AGGAGACTGGTTCTATTACCATTGAGAATAATGGCCCTCTCGGTGGCATCGGTGTGCGTATGCACGAAAAAGAGGGTATTTGGAATCCCGAACTTACATTTGGTCATCTTCTTACGAGTACAAATTATGACGACACAAAGAAGAGGATTGTGGGTGGTCGTAACGGCTATGGTGCCAAATTGACGAATATCTACTCATCGGAGTTTTCAATTATCATCAAGGACGGAGAGACAAAGCAGTGCTACACACAAAAATGGAACAACAATATGACAGTGTGTCATCCACCAAAGATTACAAAGCACACTGCTTCAACTTCCTCGGTGTCAATCACTTTCGTTCCAGACTGGAAGAGATTTGGTATGAATAAGATGGATGCCTCAATCTACAAGATTTTTGAAAAGCGTGTGTGGGATGCAAACATCTGTACGACCCCAAACTGCAAAGTGAAGTTTCAAGGAGAAGTTCTCCCAAAGACTTCATTTGAGGCTTATGCCAAGATGCATGAAGGTGTGACAGATGTATGCTCGGTAACGACTGATCGTTGGTCGGTGTGTATTGGTCCATCAGACAATGGACTTGAACAAGTCTCTTTTGTGAATGGTATCTCTACAACGAAGGGTGGAACCCACGTGGATCATGTAGCTTCTTATCTTGCTTCGGGTATCATCGACGAGATGGCAAAGAAGATTAAGTTGAAGCCACAACAAGTCAAGAATACTTTCAACATCTTTGTGAAGGCAACCCTTGAGAATCCAACTTTCTCAAGTCAGGTGAAGTCGGAGTGTACCTCAAAGACTCAAGACTTTGGGAGTAAGTTTGAACCACCCAAAAACTTTGTGAAGAATGCCCTAAAGACTGGTATTCAAGATGAACTCACAGCACTCTCAAAGTTTAAGGAGATGAGGGAACTCAAGAAAACCGATGGTGCTCGCAAGTCCAAAATTACTGGTATTCCCAAGTTGGACGACGCAAACAAGGCGGGTACGGCGCAATCTGGAAAGTGTACCCTCATTGTCACGGAGGGTGATTCAGCGAAAACCCTTGCGGTCGCGGGTCTCTCCGTCGTTGGACGTGATCACTATGGCGTCTTTCCTCTCCGTGGGAAGTGTAAGAATGTCCGCGACGCTTCAGTGGCACAGCTCACATCAAACCAAGAGTTCAACGATCTCAAGAAGATCTTGGGTCTTCAACAAGGCAAAGACTACCAAGATCTATCGGAACTTCGCTATGGTCGTCTTATGATTATGACAGATGCCGATAATGATGGTTCTCACATCAAGGGTCTCATCCTTAATATGATTCACTACTTCTGGCCTTCCCTTCTCAAGTTAGGTTTCGTGGTTTCTATGGTGACACCAATCATCAAGGCTTCCAAGGGTAGTCAATCAAAGTCATTCTACACAGATTCGGCTTTCCGCAGCTGGTATGGTAGTGGACAAGTGGGTTGGAAGATTAAGTATTACAAGGGTCTGGGCACCTCAACTTCTGCCGAGGCTCGGGAGTATTTCAAGAAGATTCAAGACCTCACCGTGAAGTTTGATATGGATATTATGACAGACAAGTCCATCATCCTCGCCTTTGACAAGAAGAAAGCAGATGATAGAAAGTCTTGGCTTTTGGAGAGTACAGCAAAGGACCCCAAAGAGTTGGAAGTCCCATATGGTTCTGTCAAGAACTTGAGCATTACCCACTTTGTCCGCAAAGACCTGGTCAATTTCAGTTTGGCAGACTTGAAGCGCTCTATTGCCCATATGGCGGATGGTCTCAAGCCTTCACAGAGGAAAGTGATGTATGCTTGCTTCCATAAGAATCTCAGAGATGAAATGAAAGTGGCACAATTGGCTGCGTATGTTGCGGAAAAGTCTGCGTATCACCACGGAGAGGTATCCCTCGCAGATACGATTGTCAAATTGGCAAATGATTATACCGGTTCAAATAATATCAATCTTCTTGAACCATGTGGTCAGTTTGGTACTCGTCTTATGGGTGGCAAGGATGCGTCGCAAACGAGGTATATTTTCACAAGATTGACCAAAGAGGCTCGTAAAATCTTTGATCCACGGGATGACCCCATACTTAATTACCTCGATGACGATGGGAGATCTATTGAACCAGACTTCTATATGCCAACTGTCCCAATGGTGCTTATAAACGGCACAGAAGGTATCGGTACGGGTTTTAGTTGCTATGTCCCACCATTTAACCCCAAGGATATCAAGGAGAATATCCAGAGAGCCTTAAATGGGAGTTCATTCAAGGAGATGAGCCCATGGTTCCGAGGTTTTAAGGGTAAGATTTTCAGGGAAGACGGCACTTGGATCACTGAGGGTGTGTGGAGAGATACAGGGTCTCGACTCAAAATTACGGAACTTCCGCCCGGTCGCTGGACACAGGATTACAAAGAATACCTGGAAACCCTTGTAGATAAGAAGATCATCTCAAGTTACACAAATAATTCAACAACGGAAGATGTTGATTTTGAAATTATGGGATACTCTGGTAAAGACATTTTAAAAGATCTCAAGTTGAGAAAGAGTTTCCATACCTCAAATATGCATCTTTTTCATCCAGTCAAGGGTATATACAAGTACTCAAGTCCTGAAGAAATCCTAAAGGACTTTGTGGATCTCCGTCTTGAACACTACAAGAAGAGAAGAGACCATCTTATCAAGGTACTTGAAGTTAGGTCAAAGATGTGTGGGTACAAATCAAAGTTTGTGACGATGGTTATCGAGGGACAGATCATTGTATTCAAGAGAAAGAAAGATGACCTTGAGAGACAATTGGGTGGAATATTTCCTAAAATCAATGGCACATACGACTATCTTCTCAACATCAAGACTGTCCAATATACCGAAGAATGTGTAAGAGAACTTATTAGAGAATCAAAACAGGCGAGAGACGAACTTGAAGTTATGAAGGGTACTTCACACACTGACATGTGGAAAATGGATATTAAAAATATGTAAGCAATAGTAGGTATGGGTGAAGCTGCGAAAATATCGCTCAACGCTATCGGGAAGCAAGACACCCACTTGCTTTCTAAAGATCCAGACGAGTCATTCTTTAATTATACCACCGATCGGAGACACTCCGACTTTAGAAAGTATCACAGAAGTAGAAATGTTGTAAAACCCGGAAATGCGAAAGCTACATGGCCATTTGGTGAGACAATCAAGGTACAATTCAATCCAATGAATATGGGAGACTTCTTGAGTAATATGTATTTGAGTCTAACCCTACCGGGTATAAGCGATGGAAATTACGCGGATCAGGTGGGGAGACACATTCTAAAGAGTATTACAATGTTTGTGGATGATATTGAAATTGAGAAAATACATGATGACTGGGGTATTATCTACGATGATCTTTATTTGGAAGTATCGGAAAAGGTAGCGAATAGATTTCTTGTAAATAGAAACATTGGTTTTGACGGCTCTCCTACGAGTACAGGTGTTGCGCAATATGACGCAGATTTGATGATACCCATTCACTTCTTTTTTTCAAGGAAATTTGCGAGTGATGAATATGACACAAATAAACCAAATAGACCATACTTTCCGGTGTGTTCAATTTTTAGACAGAAGATTGAGTTCGAACTTGAGTTCCATAAACAAACATTCTTCACAAATACAAGTCAGACGTTGACACTCCCATCTTTCAATGTTATCACCGAAGAAATCACAGTCAGTCCCGACGAGAGAAACTTCTTGACAAGACAACGGAAGGTGATGATCACTGATCTTGTGAGAAAACACCCGGTGGCGATCAGTGAACTTAACGAGGATATTATAAAGAACAATTTAGTTCCCAATATCCCCGTGAAATGCATTCATTGGTTTATTAGAAATACTATTTTTGAAAATGAAGACGACGCGGAGGGTAGTGGTTCGGGTGGCGAGTTTCTATATGAAAACCGGTTCAACTTTTCCGCTACTTTGGACTTCCAGGGTGAAAATACAACCCTGTATCCATTAATGAAAGAAGCGAGCTTTTATATAAATGGGAATAGACTACCAGAAGTTACAAAAACAAATCATGAATATTACAAATTTTTAATCCCGTACCAAAAACGACTATCGAGACCTATTAGAAATATTTACACATATAGCTTCTCGTTAAATCCGGTTAATGTGGAACCATCGGGAAACTTGGATTTTAGTCAGATCCAATCAGAAAAGACTAACATTGAAGTAAAACTGGATACGGATTCTGGTATAGACACCTCTACCGAAACCTTTTCCTTGAATATGTATTATACCGGATATCAAACTTTCGTATTTGACAAAGGTTTTATGTCAATTGCTTATTAAAAAGTTTTTCTCTGTTTTCAGAGATATAGTCGATGACATTATTCTTGATACACCATTTGATGAAATTTAATTGCGCCAGAGTTGTATGAATTTCATGAGATGTCCCGGGAACCGTATAAGGAAACTTTTGAGACCGACAAAATGGATCAAAGAGCTGTTTGCTGTATCCATTGAGACTTGATTTATATGCGCAATGAACTGTGAATAACTTTCCATCACCCGTTTGATAAGAAGTATGATTCTTCTTTGCGTAGTTGGTGATAAACCATTCCAAATTTCGGAGAGAAATACCGCTTGATTTATCTAATATCGTCAGGAGTATAGATTTATTCTTTTCGTTGTCATAAAAGTGGTTGATAGATGTTAGTAGAATATCGTTTTTGCTCATTGTTATACTAGACCCTCAAATCTATAAGCTCCTTTGAAACTTCACAAGCCGGACAACCTTTCACAAACATCTGCTCTGGACCATGGTTATGTAAATTTGAACTCGACAACACACGATGACATATTTTTTCACCTTGGACTTTGTGCATGCCACAATATCCATTGTGAATTGCTTTGTTGGTACACCGGGTACCATTTCGTTTCGTCCCTTTACAGGTTGTACTCACAAATGAAGTGGGAATATCTTTCAGTAATTGATCGAGGGGTATAGCATGTTTCTTTGAAATGGTCAAGGCATATTCATTCATGATTAAGTTAACCCTCTCTTCCAATTCCTCATCAACTATCTTCGTGATTTTATCATGAAGATTCATTCTTACTCTGAGATAGATTGTAATTTTTAAATAGGTCCTCAACCGACCCTTGTTTTTTAAATATATTTTCTTCCTCCTGAAGTTTCTGAGCACGAGCATTTTTAATCCGATCCTTTAGTTCCGCGTTTTTACCTTCAAAATCAACACCGAGGCGCTTACACTCTTCAATAAGGTCGGCCTTTTTCATGGTACTAATGGCGGGCTCACGCTTCGGTTTTGGTGGTTTATACTGGTTAATGATTTCACCAAAAATTTCCTCCTTGACATTCTCATATAACGGATCTAGAAGATCGCAAATAGGATTCAAGAATTTGTTCATGAAATAGTAGTGATAATCAATGGGTACATTATGTTCCTCTACATACTTTGGATCTTCGGACTTTTCAAACGCCCTGGCCTTGGGATTTTCGGTTTTTGTGAGCAGGTATGGTACCCGATCACCTGATTGAGGTTCAGATCCGGGTTTTCTCTCCCTCATTTTATTGACAACCTGGACATGTGATTGATTGATATTTACACTTTCCGCACTTGTGACAGATACACTCCTACCAGCAATTTTGTAAGTATCCGAAAGACCCTGACTCAATATAAGCTTATCATTTGGAACATCACCCGAAAGGAGCTCAATAGCCCTCTCCTTGGCCAACTCCTTCGGCGGTCCAGGATCACTTGATCCAAGAACTACATCTAACAACTCTTTAGAGACTTCTCGGACATGTGGTGTATTGTCCCGTCTGACGAGTTGGAGGCCCTTCACGTCGATGTAATCCATATGCATCTTATCATCTTTACCCTTTGTCCAAAGCTTGGCCGCGTAGCGCTTCTTACTATAGAGGAAATAAGGCCAATATACCTTCTCGAGCTCAAGATTATTTGGAGCCTTGAAAAGGGCACTACATTCTTCGGCGGCTCTCTCCCCCACTTCCCAACTATATACAATCGCATCCTCACCTTTGCGTTCCCCAACATCAAACTCAACCATGACTGAATCTGTATTATGAACAACTAATTCACCCGGTCCCACGTGGAAATGATGGGATTCTGTCGTGAGATCGTATACATAATCGTCCGTCTCACCGAGAAGTTCGAGTTTTTTGATAGAGATGGGATTTTTTCTTTGTGTTGATTTTGTCCATGTTTGTCTCAGAACTTTCAATTTGTCTTGTCGGGTATTGATAGATACATTATATCCCAGTCTCCTACCCAATAGATGTAACCCCATAGAGCCTTCTTTGCCTTTACAATCCATTCTTTTGTAATTATGTATATCCTTGTCTCCATCCGCCATATAATATCCATCGATGAATGATTCTATAACATCGGGGGGTGCGTTTAGGATACACACCGGTACAATTTTTTCTTTATAATCGTTATAAAATAATTTTCTATACCGTTCAACCACAGATTTAACATCGCTTTGGACACATAGTTTATATACACCACTACTTTCAAGGGTATCATATATCTTAGTTTCAAACGGACACAGTTTCTGCATTTCAAGTAAATAATCCATGTTGGAGTTATTTAATCCCCATGTTCGTTTAATTCCCGATGGACAGTTATAAGTGCCACACGAACCATCTCCGAAAAAGAAACCCATCACCTTCGCTTCTTCGCACGTAATATCTGTCATGCGCGCGGAGGTCTCAAACGCATCCACGCAATTCCCGTGTAATAATTCAGTCCCGAGTGACACTTCGGATGGTTTAATCATCTCCTTATTTTTTAGGAGTAAACTGTGATCCTCGGTGACATCGACGATACCCGTGTGTGTTAGAACTCTGTGTATATTTTTAGATGTCTTGTGCCTTACGATCTGTTTAATGGGTGTAAAGCCATTTTCAGTCCATACCTCGGCATCTATCAAAGATGTTTCTTTACCATCAGGACGAAGATTATACATACCAACGAGTGAATCGATTCTCGATGTACTAATGACTCCACCCCTTCGAATGAGTAATGGAGTATCACCTGTGACGGAGTCCCCATACCTTACCTTTGCCCCGGGGAAGTTCTTCTCAACATAATTCTTTGTTTCTTCAATCATCGCACGCCCCTTACATGTTGTTGTAGATGCAATAGGGACACAAGGAAGAATACCCTTGCCTGCTCCAGTGAACCCATATACAGAGTTCATTGAAATTTTATAAGCCAACTGCTTACCATTGTAGAC